GTTGAAGTACGTCATCACCCCGGTGCTCAATCACATCGGCCTGTATTCTGAGGCTGCTGCCGAGCTGGTGTTGGGCACTGGTATTCAAGAATCCCATCTTCAATACCTGAAGCAGATCGGAGCCGGCCCTGCTATCGGTATTTACCAGATGGAGCCCGCCACCCACAATGACATCTGGAAGAACTATCTGGCGTATAAGCCAGTCCTGATCAAATCAGTCCGGTCTCTCGAGCTTCCCCAGTTTGCGCATGGTGCTTGTGAAATGATCGGCAATCTATACTACGCCACAGCCATGTGTCGTATCCATTACCGTCGCGTCTCTGCCCCTCTCCCTGCAGCCGGTGATATTGTAGGTCAAGCACATTATTGGAAGACTTGGTACAATACCACTCAAGGAAAAGGCACTACCACTGAGTATATTCACAACTGGGGACGGTACCGGTAAACTCCCCGAGGGGTCATCAAACACCATGTGTTCAAGGAAACACCGAATGACAGATCACTCACAACTACAGCCGCAGACTATTGGCGTTCTTTTATCCATGCTGATTGCGGTACTCCGTCTGATCTATGATCGTGAAGAAACCAGACCAGTCAGAATTTTACTGGAGTCTGTGTTCTGCGGCTCGTTGAGTTTAGCGGCGTACTACGGGATCTTGGCCATGGGGTTGGATGTCAACTGGTCTGTCTTCACTGGCGGTGTCATCGGGTACTTCGGGTCAACCACCGTCAAGTTGATCGCATACGATGTTATCTCGAGAAAAGCCAACAAGAGGCAGGACAGCGATGAGTAACTGGGCGAAGGTCGGAGACTGGTTAAAAGAAAACGCTGGCACCGGCACTGCGCTGGTTGGTTCACTTCTCTCCGGCAATGCCCCTGGAGCAATTGCTGCTGGCATATCTCTGGTCAGTGGTGCCACTGGTACCGACGATCCTGCGAAGGTGTTAGAACGGCTTCAGACGTCTCCTGAGACAATGGTCAAACTGCGAGAGCTGGCTGTGCAGGAAGAGGCCGACATCCGTCAGCACATCAGACTGATGCACGAAGCTGACCTGAAAGATGCACAGGCCCAGCATACAGAGACCCAGCAGACAATCCGATCCGGTGATAACGCTGCTGATAAGTTTGTCCGATGGACTCGTCCAGGCCAAAGCTGGCTCAGCCTGATGGCAGGGTTCATCTATGTCCTGATAACCGACACCCCCGACCCCGCATTGTTCGGCATGTTCTTGACACTGCCATGGGCCTATGCCGGGTTGCGTCAAGTGGGCAAGGGTGTCGATGCTTACGTCACCAAAAAAGCCAACAGCTAGATGAACGTCAGCGGTAAGTCGTTGCTGATCAGACCTTTCCTATATCGATCTACTGCTTCTTTCAGACCTTCCTGATCGTCGGTCTTGCGGTTGATCGCGTCAGCTGACACCAGATCCATGGTGTCTCTGCACAGGATCCGGATGACCGACACAGCGTTAGTCTGCCCCTGTCTAGCGAGTCTGCCGTTGAGCTGCTCGTAGTACTCCAGGTTATTGGTGACGCCGAACCAGACCGCGATGCTGCCCGACTCCTGCAGCCCATCGACACCGTGCCCCATGGATGCCGGGTGACCCAGCATCATGTCTATCTTGCCGGCGTTCCAGTCATCGATGACCTGTTGTGTTTTGGCCGACGACGTCGCGGTCAGGTTCACCACCCTGTACTTCTTACCGAACCGCTTGGTGATTCGCTCAGCATCACTCTGGAAACTGTAAGCACACAGCACAGGTTGGCCCGCCGCCTCTTCCATCACTTCTTCCAGTGCCTCGAGCTTGGCGGTGTGGACTTCTTCCCACTCCTTGCTGAATGGGCTGAGGTACGGTGCGCCGTTGCAGATCTGCAGGCATTTATTCGAGATGGTTTGTTTGGCAAACAGCTCGATCTCCCGACCGGAGTCGAGGGCGGTGAACATCTTCTTCTCAATTTCTTCGTAATGTTTCCTGGCCTTTGGTGGCATGTCGATCATCATGTTGATGACCTTCACTTCAGGCATGTCGAGATAGTCGGCGGCATCCATTTTCTTGGTGATGTCGAAGATCTTGTGTTCTATCCACTCCTTGCCCAGCTTCGTCGGGGTGTACTTCCACCCGTTGTAGTCTTGAATGAAGTAGCTGTTCTTGTAGTGAGTGATGTACTCACCGAGGCGCTGCCCCCCGTCGACGGCAAGGTACTGACCGTGCAGGTCCAGGTAACCGTTGCTCGCCGGTGTCCCGGTCAGACCAGTGCGATACTTAAACTGATTGATCATCTTGCGCCAGCCGGTGATCTTGACCTCATGTATTCTGCCAGATCTGTCTTTACGGTCACGCTTGCCGCCGGCCACTCGCAGACTGCCGCTGTGTTTCAGCTTGGACACTTCATCGTAGACCACCATATCAAAGGGCAGGGGCTTGCCCTGACTGATGTAGTAGTGGTTGAAGGTGTCGGCCAGCCAGTTCATATTCTCGTAGTTGATCAGAAAAATATCGGCATTGTTAAACAGGCGACGGACCCGTTTCTCCGGTGATCCCCGGACGATACTGAATCGCAGGTGCTGAGTGTGACTCCACTTGATTGCCTCCCGATTCCACACCGAGTTGATCACCCGGAGTGGACCGAAGACCAGAGTCTTTTTCACCTGTCCGGCACGCATGCGATCAACGATGGTGGTCAGGGTGACAACCGTTTTTCCCAGCCCCATCTGCAGCCACAGCATTGAGTCATTGTGCTGCAGCTGGTGCAGGATGCACTCCCGCTGGTAGTCGTGTAAGTCCTGCGGTGATCTCATTAGTAATGGCCACCCATGATCCTGGAAGGATCGATCAGATCTCGCTTGATCTTGGCAATGTAATCATCGACCCCCTCATGACCGTAGACGGTGTAGACCAGCCACCCCTCATCAGTCAGACGAACGTGCTCTCGCTTCTGCTCCTCTTGCAGTTTGCCGGACAGGGTCTTAACCTCAACGACATTAACAACGCCCAGTGGCCAGTCGGGCACCCGGACCAGTCTGTCTGGCACACCGTCACGTCCAGGAGAGACCCACTTCCGCGTGGTCCCTCCCAGCTTTTTGATTTCGTTGTCCAGATACTTCTCGACTTTGTTCTCACGTACGCCCATTTAAGTTCTCCTTCAGGGGTAGGGAGTATCTCACTCCGCAGTAGATGAATGCTTCTCTAAGATTCAGCCATGTATCATAACCCAGCAGCTCACGCACCAGCGCCAGGTAATGCATGCAGAAATACTTACCATGCGCCGAGCAATCAGGATGTGTTCTATGGGTGAGAGCATGGGCCATTTCGTGAATGATGACCCACCGGCTCCTGGCATGCTTTGGCAATGATATCGACTTTTTGTTATGCCAGTAACAAGGCCGAGAACGACCGCGCCCATCAGTAATCTTGATTTTGACGTAACCCTTCTGAGCCTGCCAGTAGTCGGAGGTGATGACCTCTTTCTGAAATTCGTAACACTCTTTGAGAGTGGTGTACTCAGGGTCAGCATCGAAGTCGTGAACAATATTCTCAGCCTGATACACACTGCTTCTTTGAAAATCTACGCTCATTGACTTGTCCTTTTTTAGTTGATTGAGCTGCTATTGTAACACACTGTGTCACATAGTACAACTACACCAACAGCTTCCGTGCCTCCCGGATGTACCAGTCATAGTTGAGATCGGCCATGTCACCGATATCGTCGACGTTGTTGCAGGGCATTACAGTGAAACCGTTCTGCATGCTGGTGCGCCGCTCTTCGTAGACACTCTTGTTCTTGGTGTGGATATCGGGGTTGTGGATGTTGCCGAACTCCTCGTGCCATGAGTTGTAGTCGTACTGGCTCACCCCTCGTGCCGGTTTATACTGACCGACTGGTCCGGCAGCGGGCATCACTTTCTCGAGGTAGTCGCCATTCGTTGAGACGTAGTACCGCAGGATCTTGCCCATTGGTTCGCCTCCCCACTCCAGATAGGCGCCGCCGGTTGCTTTGGCGCAGATGAAGAAGTCGAAGTCATCCCGATGGTTGGTGATGAACTCCTCGACGTCCTCCCCATGAATCAACGCAGCCTCGACCGCCTTCGGTATCACAAGATGAGAGTGGTTTTGGTGCCAGCCCAGCTGATACTCGTATGCGCCTTTGCGCTTCACCTTCCCGTCAGTGTACCTGGCAAGGTAGTTGTTCACGTCACGGATCCACATGTCGCTGTACTCGACGTTCTCCAGTGTCAGCTTGGTCAGGTTTTCCCACCACTTGGTGACAGAGTGGACCCACTGCTTGTGGATGCGGGGGTACCTGATTGTCAGACCATCTGTGTTGATCTGGATCATCTCAAGATCTGCCAGCTTCATCAGCTGTTCTGCCAGCATGCACAGCAGCATCTGCCCATTGATGGTAATGCTCATGGTGTACTGGGGATCATAGAACGGACTGAATTTACTGTTGCTGTCACCGTACACACCGTTCTGTGCGAGCTTCAGCATTGCGTTCTCAGGCGTTCCTTTGGGGTACCCCTTGCGTTGATCGTACACGTCTTTGTAAATGTCACAGAACAGCTGACCATGGTGCCGAGGGTGCAGGTTGTTAGCGATGGCCAAGCTGGGATAGTAACCGACAGCATCCCAATCCTCGATGACGTAGTCTTCATCAGCAGCGACGTGCCTGGATTCGATAGAGCCATGGATCCCGCCCAGACCAAACACAAAACCGAAACCATTGATCTCGCACTTGAGACCACTGAAGACTCCCTTGGTCTCAGTGATCACTTGCTGTCGCAGGTAGTTCTCAATGCGTTGAAACTCCGGGTGCTCAAACTTCACGGCGGGCAGGATCACTTGATTCAGATCGATGAAGTCCCGGTGAGTCTGGACAATCTCGCGGCGTCCGGATGCGTAGCTGTAGCATGACCCAGGCCTCGCCTCTTCCAGTCGCATGGTGAAATACTGCTTTCCGATTTTGGTGTCGTTGTAGTTGAGGAAGTTGTGGTTATATTTCAGACTCAGCTCTTCACGGAACTTGATTTGGTCCAATGTCTCAAAGTAAAAGTCACGCGTCGCAGCGCAGTCATGCTTGTTGTATGTGATCAGCACCGGTACCTGTTCTCTGGTCAGCACGGTGCCAACCTTGAACGGGAGGTCTTCGATGTTCCTCATTCGCATCGCAAACTCTAACGCCTTCAGGCTAGTCGCCCGCGCCATGTTGTCGAAGTGGTGAATCTTGTAAAGGTCGAGCTGTGGGAACAGCCAGTCTGATTCCCACACCATATGCTCGAACCCGTTCGACTTGATGACACGCATCGCCTTCTCATAGATCTCCTCGACAGTGATGCCTCTGCTCCACCCTTGGTAGGCGTAGTGCAGCACGGGGTAGTCGAACCCGATGTTGTTGAACCCAACACCGCGACACCCCGTGGACCCCATCAGGTTGATGAAGAACACCAGCTGCTCGAGTTGATTGACCCGGTGACTTACCTCAAACGTCCACTCCCTGTCCGTCACAGAATGCAAGAGACTGCAGGTGAAGGTGTTCGGGTAGGTCTCGATGTCATAGATCACATCACCGGGTGTGAGACCATATAAGAAGTCGACTTGCATCAGACCACCGTGCCGATTTTGACAAATGGAATGCCCGGTGCCGTCTTATAAACACGGGCTGGGAAAAGACCTGTCGGGTCTGCCGGGATCACCTTGTACTCTGGGTACTTGCCCCGGTACAAAGTAGAGCCGACCTGCATGTCAACACCCTGTCGGATCCATCGTGCAACACAGCTGTTTTTATGGACCTTACGATTGACTGGAATCAGCATCTTCATTCTCCTCGTTTGTTGAAAGCAGCAGGAACTCAGCTGCCTTGCGGTCTTTGCGTTGGATACAGATGGACGACCCTGCTCCAAACTTTTGGTAGGCAACACCGCTGCACGCAGATGCTATTGCCCTGCAGTCATACTCCTCGGTGATTGGGACAATAACAACTTCATCAAGGGTGGCGTTTTCCACGAAGGGTCTGACGTAGTCAGTGATCCCCCTGTTTGAAATAGGCGCCCTCTTCCTGCGAGATTCGCTGGTGTAGACGGTGCCGTTGCTGCCGACGATGTGATAACTCACGCCAAAACTTTTCAACTGATTGATAATTCTGGGTAGCAGCTTGTTCTCTAATTCTGTGCTCATTGTATTTCTCCTGATGCTTTCCCCCTCACCTTGCGACAAGGGGGAGCACTCTTAGACGAAGGACGGCAGGATCATATAGCCGTGCTGGACCAGCAGCTCATCGGTCCACTGACCGGTGGCTATAAACTGATCGTAGGTTACTCCACCAGCCTTCTCGGTCATGACCCTGGCAGCCGGAGGAGCGGGTGCTACGGGTGCCGGTGGTACCGGTGGTGCCGGAGGCGTAGGTGCTGCCTGATGGGTCGGGGCAGGACCAGCGTCACCGAACATCTGCTCGACGGTGGGCTTGTTGTCCAGTCGACCCATGGGTGGCGCCTCGTCGGTGATCATCACACCATTGAGGAAGCCACCTACCCCACCCTTACCGGCAGTGTAAGAGACAATGGCGAGGTTGAATTTACACACCATGCCAGAGTACACAGCACCCGGGTCGATCACTGGGTTGTAGTTTTGATCAACCACGGGAGGACGTGACTCAGCTTTCGCAGTCGCGGTCAGGACATACCACCCGGCGAAACGGGGGTCGTAGTAATCACGGCCCTGAAACTTCTCATTGTACGTTTGAAAGCACACGTCGCAGTTGCCGGGAAGACCGGATGGAAACCCTTCTCGCTTCGCTTCCTCGAAGGCTGCCTGTACTTTGGGCAGATCCGGGTTGGTCGGTGCCAGTAAAATGGTCACGTCGTAGCGTGGTTTGTCTGAACCCTTCGGCGCCTTGGGCGTGAAGAGAGTTGGAAATGAGGCGATGCCTTGGATTGTAATGCTCATTGTCGTGCTCCTGATTATAAAAGTCAGTGGTTTATAAAAACGTCAGTGGTGCTGGGCTTTCGTCGAAGATGGATTTAACATCCTTCTTCTCATCGTGTGCCACCATGGTCAGCTTGTCGCTACCTTCCAAATAGGTGACGTAATCCTTCCGGATTTTTTCTTTCTGAGTTGTTGTCAGATTGCTCAGCTTCTCTACCTGCGCCGGCGAGATCAGCTTGGCTGGGTAGATTTCATCCTTCTTCAGGCGTCGGCTTTTCAAAGCTGCTGCGATGGCTTCCTCGTCAGCGTTCCACACGTACTTGCCGTTGCCAGGTTTAATTGCCCACCCTGGGACATGCTCGCCATCTTTAATCCTGCGCTCAATCTCATTGCGGACCTGATCGAATGACGCCATTAGCGATGCTTCAATCTCGGACAGCTTTGACAACTCTTCGCCGGACATCTCTGCAACGCGGTCGAAGCTGCTGATCAGTGCATTCACACCGGTGTCCAATGGCACGAGGTCCGTTGAACTGTCGATAAATGATATGTCTTTGCTCATGATATTCTCCATGCTTTGACGCACCCCTGCTGTGCAGTGACCGCCACGTTTGGGGCTCGCCTTGCACCACTGGCAATGATCACCAGCAATCAAAGGTGCGTCTGGTTGGTCTGTTTTATTGGCAGCTGCTGCAAGATCCTCAGCCACCGCGATTACAAACTCCGGTCGACAGTCGTACTTTCTGACGGTCGGGTTAGTTTTAGGCTGTACGATAGTAAGACGACAGCCTGTCAGGTCGGTGGGGACGAACGGTCTGACCCGCTCCGGACCACTAGCAACATGGTCCCGGAGCTTGCCAAACATGTACGACGCCAGCTGGGTGTTCAGCTTAAACTGAGAGTTTTCACGGTAGACTGTGACGAACCCTCGACCATCTTTGTAATCGATGGTCTCGATGAACAAGGCCTTCGCACCGTTCGTGACAATGATCGTCACATCACAGGTGCCGTGCCAGTCGTCCCGACCGAACGCCCCGCCAGGGTCGCTCTTGCTCTCTGCCTCGATGCTGATGTCTGACCCTGGGAACTGCTCTGCCAGTTCTTCGTAGCGTGATCTGATGTAATCGAGACACTGCTGTACCCGGGCGGCTCGGTCATCTTGAACCATCCAGCCGTTGGGGCTGTCTTCATGGTTGACTCCGATGACCTGACCGACATAGGCACTGGCCAGCACTCCATTCTTCAGACACATCTCAAGCAGCAGGTGACTACCTGTGCCATCAATAGCTGCTTCTCCAGCAGAGTCCTCATACCCTGACTCAGCTTTCACTGAACCAGGACAGTGAGGCCACCGGTGGTTTGACGGTGATAGTCTGGCGTGAAGTTCCCTCATGATCAGAGCGCCTGCACCTTAGCTACCACTTCACCGTACTGGTCTGGTGTCAGGGCAGTCAGGCTGGTGGTGTTGTAGTCTTCTTTCAGCATTGCAAAGATCGCAGCACCGTTGTCGCCCATCTTCGTGGCTTTATCCACCAGCGCATCATTCAGTGACTGAAGGGTGGCAGCAGGCGCAGCAGGCACTTCAGGCGCAGCAGGCACTTCAGGCGCAGCAGGCACTTCAGGCGCAGCAGGCACTTCAGGCGCAGCAGGCACTTCAGGCGCAGCAGGCACTTCAGGCGCAGCAGGTGTATTAGGATTGTCAAGTGTAGCGGCGTCGTCTCTGAGATGCTGTAAAATAGCGGCAGTGTTCTCAGCGATCTGCTTCAGGCTTGATTCAATGCTCATTGGTATAACTCCTTGGTTTTTTGTTGGGCTTCTGTTGGTTTGATTCGAAGCCGGTCTTCGTTAAAGGCCACCACTACCTCACGGATGAGGGTGCTGGGTGTTTTCCCTATGTTTCTACACCGCTTTTCAAACTCGAGGCGATCCTCGAGAGAGAGTCTGGTGTTCAGTGATGTGTCTAACTTTGTCATTGGGTTGTCCTCGTATAACGCTGTGAATTTTAGTCGACCTTTGTATTACTGTCAACCACTCTGAGCGTAGTTTTAGCAGGAACATTGTTTCGTGCTGCCTCCAGCTGCTCGGCATACGCAAAATACAGTTCAGTCTCTGACATCTTGGCGTAGTGATGCGTGTTCCTGAGTGCGTATGGTTTAAACTCCTGCCCGTCCCGACGACACCTGAGCTGCTTGGCCCACCGACAGGATGACATCATCTTCCCGACGTTCACCGGGTTGAACCACTGGGGTTTAATGCTGAACATCGCCATCTCAGGGATCATGTGACCCGCCACCATCATGGTTGAGATGTCCTTCGCGGTGAGCAGGTCTGACTTGAACAACCCCATCTTCTTGTCCACTGCGTGCTCGATGGCCTGAAGTCCTGGCGACTTGCTGCTGTTGGTGATGTCACGCAGGAACTGGGTCATGGGTGGTGAGCGGCCGGGTGAGAACGCAGACAGATCCACCTGGTTCATCAGATAATCGATGACCGCCTGATCGCCGCCGTTGTTCATCCAGCCCCAGGCCTTCTCGAAGTACGACACCCAGCTCGGGGTAATCTCGCCGGTGACATCACGAACATTGAGGTCAGACCATAACGCAAAGAACCGGCGACTGTGTCCGTCCAGCTTCATCGGGGTCCGTGCGTTGGTCGTCATGATGCAGTTGACGATGTTGTTTATCTCCAGCTCCGGGATGTTCTTCTGATTTACTCGCAGCTTTTTCGGTGGTGCTGCTGCCAGTGGTTTCAGACTGGCGCCAACACTCGAGGCATCCCGGTGGTCGAACAGCTCGGTCTCATTGATCAGCAGCAGTTTGGTGCCGATCAGGTACGAGTTGAAGTTGCTCAGCAGTGCATGACCCTCGATGGTCTTGGTGTATCGAGCGAGCTGGACCACGATTGGATTCAATATAAAGTCCTTGCCGATCCCCTCGTCGCCGCCAAGCAGGATCATGTAGTTGATCTTCTTGTCTGGGTGACGGATGGTGTAGGCCATCCACTGGATCAGGTGCCAGATGTGTTCCTCGGCAATGCCCATGGTCCTCATGTGCTCCAGCCACGGTGAGATATCACCCGGTGTGCCGTTGGTGAGCTGATCATCGTTCCAGATGTTTCCACAGGTCAAACCACCCTCTTGAAAGATCGGCGGCTTTTTCGGTGCGAACTCCAGTCTGTGCACCTTCTTGATCCACCGCTCCTGCAATGCCATCTTCAACACCTCAGGGTCACGGTCGATGTGGCTGTTCCTGAATGAGTCGGTGGTGTAGAAGATGCCCAGTTTCTGGTTATAGATGCGGTTGATATCGTGGACGAAAATGAAGTCATCATAGAATGTGTCACTGGTTCCACCAGTCTCGTACCACTCCTTTCTCAGCCCCTTGAGTAATGCGGAGAACTCGGTCTTCGACCAGCCCTGCACTGACATCAGCTCCTCATGGCATCGCTTTTGATGCATGGCCCCGAGGCTCTCACAGGCCTTCAGCACGCTCTCAGCGGTGTCAGACCGCTCAGGTGCTGTTGGCAACATGTGACTGAGCTCATGGATCTTGTTCATCACAAGTGCCGCCGGGTCCGTCGTCTCAGTTTCTACCGGTGGGAGCGCCACCGGCTCAATAAAAGACAGTGGAGCTGGCGCCTCCCCAAACCATACTTTCATCTGCCAGCTGTTGTAGGTGTCTCTGAATCCAGGCGCCTGCCTCTCGACCCAGTTCATCAGGTCTTTGCCGGTCCGGGCCTCGCACGCGCCATGGTGGCACTTGAACCCCATGGACCCGTCCTTGTTGGTGAACATGGCCGCACCGTTGTCGATGGCGTTGGTGTGCTCATCCACCCATGGGCATGTGATATCGAATCGTCCCTTGGACATGGCTCCCTTGATATAGATAAGGTCGGGGATCTGCAGTAAAGGATGATCAGGGATGTCGGCAGCACCATCCACCCGGGCCTCACGACGCGGGGCTTCCAGGTCCACAGCGAACGGTGCAGCCAGCTGCTCCATGGTGCTGCGACAGAACGGTTGCCACTTCTTCATCACACACTTGAACGGCTGTCCGTCGACCATCTTGCTGCGTTTGGTATTGTAACCACCCGGCAGCCTGACGTAGCGAGTGACACCCTTCATTCCAGGATCTCTCCCGTCCGGTGCGAGACCGTTGGCCACCAGCCCATCGAGCAGGTTCTCTACGCGTCCACGGTCCTCACAGGGTGTGTCGAGTATGTAACCCCACTGCTCACTACCGGGTGACGTCTCGAGGATCCACGAGGGCTCAGGCAGCTTCGACGCCTGCTCCACATCCAGCTTCTCTTTGACGTCGTCCAGCACAATGCAGGGAGTCCGCAGGTATAATGCCTTGCGGCGACGAGCAACACCGTGTTCGTCTGGCTTGAACACACTGATGGTGAAGTATTGGTTGGTGCCCTCCTGCAAATGATAATTCGATGCCCAGTCCCCGCGCCATGCCATCAAGTGCATGCCTTCTGGGATGTCATTCGGGTCATTAGCGAAATCAGTTACATGGCAGTGGGGCGCGTCGTCACCGAAGACCATCCGGATAAATGTTTGGTTATCCATGGAGATCCCCATTGAAAAGTTGGCACGCTATTTGTATCATTGATGTGCTCATTGTAAATTCCTAGTTGTTAGGATTCCTCCCCCTTTTCACGAAGGGGGATTTTTTAGTTTATCAGTTACTCGGGTCGACTGACCAGCGTATCTTTCCACTGGTCGTTGGACATCGGTCTGCCTTCGAAAGCATCAAGAAAGTCACCGACCGGGGCGTCCCAGATCTCCTCGTCTTTGTCGATCTCGGGCTCAACCTCGTACCACCACCAGTCGCCGTTCTTGTCCTGCGCTGCCCATCTCGCCCACTCTGGGGCTTGCTCCCAGTTAACCTCCATAACGCACCTTCTGCACAGCCTTGCTGAGTGAGGTGAGGTGAAAGCACCCGCAGTGCGGGCACTCGTACACTCTCATCTTGGATTTGTTTTTACCTGAGGTTCTGTCCCCGAGGTGTGGTCCCTGCTTGCGCAAATAGATCTTATGCGCGGTGGCCTCTGCCTTGGTCTGGAATCCGACTTTATTACAGCCCATAAGTCACCGTCCCGATGTGCCCGATTTTCAAGTCAACGTCCACGTAAATTGGAGTGCCAGTGGATCGCACTATTTTACAGAAATGTTCGTCCTCAGTCAGCCACGGTCTTTCCCTCTCTGCGTCAAAGCTGGTCTCGAACCAGGGCTCGTGCTTGGCCTTGAACAAGGACCGGTGGACCAGGCAGAAAGCCAGCCCGGTGGTCTCCACTGCCTGTATCCCATACTCCCCGGTGAAGTCCATGAAGTTGCCGTCCTTGTCACGACTCACTCCGTGGATCGGCTCACGTCTGGTGGTGCAGTGACCGCTGACCATCATCTGACCGTGGTTCATCAGCATGTGAACAGCGTTGAATGGGAACACCATGTCACTGTCGATAAACAGGATGAAGTCCGGGTCCATCTCCAGTGCAGCCTTGACGCCCATCCACCGGCCCTTGGCGATGGTGGAGCACCTGGGGTTGATGAAGGCGAACTGGTTCATCCGGTCCATGGCGATCATGCGTGCCAAAGACATTGCGGTATCTGCGTGAATGGTGTCGCCGGTTGGCATTACGATTGCGATATTCTTTGTCATTTTGCGTGCCTCAATATTTTACGATGAGCCTCTGTCAGCTCGGCGCGTTCTTCTGATGAAACCCCTATCGGGATGTGCTGTATCTTCCCACCTCTGGCCAAAAACTCCTCGACGGTTTCTTTACCGGCCAGGACGTCCTCTTCATCGGCGGGTCTGACTGGTCTGATCTCTCGATAGTAAGGGCTGCTCACAGGCGGTCTCCTCTACTGATCAAGCACTCTTCCCACGGCGTCATCTTGTATACTGCGGAACAGTAGCCGATCAGATCACAGACATCCTGATTCAGGTGGTACTTGGTCTGATCCTCTCGAGGAATCCAGATGTTGTCGCTTTCTTTCCTTTCTGGTTTATCTTTGTACCCGAACCAGATCCCGCTATGGTCTCGAGCTATCCACCCGATGTGATTGCTTATATCTGACCAGCCGTCCTCATGCAGGGGTCTGCAGATCACATATTCCCCCTCGTCTGGTATGGTTGGGTAACACTTCGAAATCTGCGCCTTGAAATAGCCTTCGTTCGCGACACGCGTGCCGACCTGCGGACCGTCTACTGTTTGTGTTACAACCCAGTGGCCAGCCTTCGTGCGACTGTACTCCAGGACTCTGGGGTTGTCCCAGATGCCGCCATGGAGAGGCTTGCTAAAGTCAGGCTGCTCAACTGGGGCACTGCGGTCCGTCTCAGCCTGCTCACCGGTCAGCGCGGCATAAGCAGCCATGTCCTCATAGTTGTCGATCTTGAAGTCGCCGCTCTGGCTGCGCACAGCCTTCAGGATCATCATCAACAGCCAGCCCTGCTCTGAGGTCAGACTGTGCCCGGTGATCGCATTGAACGCGGTGATAGCTGCCGGGATGCTGTGCTCGCCGGTCGGCTTGTCGTAGGTGGCAGCCCTGTCCTGCATGTGCTTGGCACCATTGTTTAGAATATCGATCGCTTTCTTCATTTGCCGGTACTCCCGTATCCGTTTTCTCCGCGTGGGGTTTCATCTAACTCATCAACCTCCTCGCAGATTGGGTTCTCATAAGACTGGATCACGATCTGGGCGATCCGGTTGTTGGGGTGGATCTCGACTGGCTCAGTCCCCGTGTTAAGCAGCAGCGCGTGGATCTCACCCCGGTAGTCACAGTCGATGACGCCAGCCATCACGTCTATGCCTTGTCGTAGTGCCAGCCCTGACCGAGGCTTGATCTCACCCCAGCAGCCTTGGGGGATGGCCATAGCGATGCCGGTGGGGGCCAGTTGACGCCGTCCTGGGTGAATGACCAAGACACCATGACCGTAGTAGTGCAGGTCCAGGCCCGCCGCGTCAGGGGTTCCCCGGGTCGGCAGAATGGCTGATGGTGACAATCTTTTAATCTTCATCCTGCCACCCCCATCAACACGATGACGGTCAGTGAGGACACAACCATGCCTGTTGTTGCGCAGGATTGAAATCTACCAAACTGACCAAGACCCATCAGACCGGTGATGAACCCGGCGACAGCGATGGCCCAGATGTGGATGGTCTGTCCACCCCACTCGCTGATCTGAAACAGATGCCAGACCAGGAACGCGGCGAACACGGCCGACGCTATCTGCCACCACTCGGCGGCATAGTCCAGCTCACACATAGCGCACCGCTCGGTGTCGTATGCTTCCCAGTTTCTGCAGTGATGGTTCTTACACATTGCTATTTCTCCTTCGGGTAAAATTGAACTTCACGTTCGTGGGTTGGTAAAGGGGTCTCCCGTTTCTCGGTGTCGTCTCGTGGGCAGTCCATTGGGACACGAGAGTAGATGATTGACAGCTCGTAATTCCCGACCGATGACCACTGAGGTACCACCGATCCTGTCTCCCGGCATGATGCAACAAGTGCTGTGCCCAGTCTGGTGGTGATCAGGTTTGGACAACCCTTGCAGGTTTTCACTGGCACCTTTCTGACGCATCTGAAGCATCGTCCGTCTTCGCACAGGAATGTCACCATGTTGTGGCACTCCGGGCAGCTGTAAGGTAAATCACTCATTTCCGTTCTCCGGTTAGCTCTGGGGTTCAACGGCGTCTATCTAAATATCTGTTCAGCTTCATCCATAGGCCGCAGCTTAAATCCACAACCTTGCAGCCGTCGCTGTCCTCTTCCTCCGCACGCCAGAGCAGGTCATGGCGTATTTGCTCCAAGAGCTCATCCGCAGTTGAACAATCCGGTGAACGAGACGACTTGCAAACAGGGCAGGGGGTAATCGGCCCATTGTTGTCTGTCTCAATCTCTCCGGTTCCTTCGCAGTATTCGCATTTCATCGCTCACCTCCAGTAGTTTCTACGATAGGAAGTTCCAGTAATTCAGCGTATCTCTCTGCGAGTTCCTCCAGATTACTCAGGTTGTGATTGGCCCATGTGATGCGTTCTTCAAAACGCAGTTTATCCAGACCAAAGTTATTGGCCACATCAATCAATAGGTATTCCCAGCCGGTAAATTCCTTCATGCTTATTCCCCTAGAAAAGGTGGTAAGTGGTATAGGTATGTGTCCCGTTGTGACGGTGGCATTTGGCGCAACGCGGGTTGGCCAAACCGCCCAGGACACAGAAGTATTCATAGGTTATCTGGTTATGCTGCCCCACATGTGATTTCTCCTATAGAGGTTATTGGGACCCTTGAATGAACAGCACATTGCCTGTGATTATTTCAGGCTCTGGCTCAAGGTCTTTCAGTAATTTCTGGTAGCGTTTGGTGTATTCCTCCTCATAGTCCTCATCCCCCGTTACTGCCAGCAGGCTCAAATAGCTGTCTTCTGCTGGGCCTTCTTCCAGCGGCTCCCACTCGGCAATAACTTGCTTACGTGCGGCCTCTGGGGTATCAGCTACAGCAATGATGTGGCCCTTCCCCCACTCTTCTAGCAGAGTGGAACTCCAGCGATATAAAGTCATGACTCACCTCCAGTAGTTTCTACGATAGGAAGTTCCAGTAATTCAGCGTATCTCTCTGCGAGTTCCATTGCAGGATCCTTACTGGCGTAGCCATACCCGCCACACATGAAATTATCCAAGCGGATCTCCTGCTGTTTGCTTTCATTCATTAATATGACTGACCAGCGATCTCTCAATGTCGTGGCAAACCCGCCGCTTTTCCCTTTGAACTGCTTTACTTTTACATAGATGTTGCTCATATCTCGATCTCCTCTACAGTCCCGCCGATGCTCTCGTTCAGCTGGTCAGCGACAGCCTTGGTGGTTGTGGTTGCCGCAACGTGGTCACCCTTGCGGATGACGTACAGCACGTAGACCCGGTTGCCCTTGGGTCCGTAGAACCGGCCGTGCTTCAGGGTCAGCGGTGCCAGTGGCTTCATGAACATACTCATGACCCTTCTCCCATGAACAGGCTGTAACCAGTGGCACGCTTGTCGGCATGGTTGATCATGACATCGGTGATGCCTCTACCCGGAACCACCTTCACCGATGTCACTTTATGGAAGTACTCGGCCATGATGAACCTGCGCAGAACCGGCTCCTCCAGGGTGACCTCCATCAGGTCCGGGTCAGCGGTGAGAAGGTTCAGCTGGATGTCGCTGCCGCCTTCGATCTCGATCAGCATGGTGAACACCCAGATGTCCTCCGCACAGGGTAACTTAACGCGGAAGACCTGGATGTCGGTAACGCCGTGAATTGTGCTCATTGTCGTGCTCCTGAATAGTTGAGTGGCGATTGTTTCACAGTGTGATTCGTTATGTCAAACCTTTATAGCAATATCTTGCAGGCGCATCCGCAGCTCACCGGTTGAGTAACCACCGAGCCATAGGCGCAGCGTCTCGATGTCCTCCAGGTTGACGCTGGGATGGCCGATGGCCTCGCGCAGTGCTGCAGCGTCGTAGGTCTCGCCTTGTGCAATGCTCTGCAGTCTGGTGCTCAGTTTGCTCATGATGTGTTACTCCGAAAAGGTCAGTGCGTGGTATAACGCTTCTATTTTTTTAAGCAGCTCAGGATCTTTAAGCTGCTTCATCAGGATGTTGTGTCGGTCGCAGGATGTGACGTTGCCCCTGTCGTCGTGGGGCAGGAGTCCGTCCAACATCTCACCGACTATATCCAACTGGTGCCGAGCTGCTGTCTGATCGTCGGTGAACAGCTGCCCGTCACTTGTTTGGTATGCTTCTAAAGTTTGTACTTTCATGGCGGTGCCCCTTAGTAACAGAAAAAGCCTTTGTTCGCTGCCAGACCGAGGTATCCACCGATGGCATCTTTGCGGCTGATGAGCTCGTTCAGGTCGATGGCGCCAACCCAGCGGCCCCAGGCTTCGTTATAAATGACGATGTAGTTGGCTGGGCGAGTGCCGTGGTATTGACCAACCAGTTCTGCGATCTTCTTGGTTGCCTTATCAGCAGCAGCCTCGGTTGCGTAGTTTTTGCAGGGACTCTTGTTGGTGGCCCTGGCGTCTTCGATGCGGCTGATTACGTCGTTGATTACATTCATGGGGTCGTCCTCTCGTTGTTGCTTGAGCTGTGATTGTAACACGTGTGTTTACAGCGTGCAACATTTATCTTCACATTTTTGATCCTGTGCGTGTTTTTCTGGTTAAAAAGTGATCAGATTCTTTGGGATAGATGAACTATTCCATCTATCCCATCTATCCCAAGAATTGGTTAAAAAATGATCAGCTATCACTCAGATAAACTACCTTTTTTTGTAGGGTTATTCACTGTTGCTAGAAATGGCGGTTTTCTGGATCAGTGACTCAAATTGGATCAATTCTTGGGACAGATGAAAAAATCATCTATCCCAAAATAAGTGCTTGATTCTAAACAACATTCAAGGAAAATGTTGGTCATCTAACCCAGATTAAGTGTTTGATTTATAAGGAGAAAAAAAACACTCGTTTTGAATGTTCTTTAAAATCAGTAACTTACAAATGGTACACTTAGACACTATTAACTTTCCTGAAGATTAATAAGTAACTTAATAAAGTACTTTAAGTGAAACACTACAAACACTAGGAATGTTTTTTTTTAGGCTTCATCTGTCCCATAGATTTTGAGCGGTGGGGACTTTACGGTGGGAACTTAATGTTGTTTCTCATACGTTGCTTGGTGGGGTTTAACTGGTATAATCGCACGATGATCATACCTCCGACTGTCCAAGAGTTGACGGGCCTCACGATGTTGAGCGGTGAGCGGTGGCTGTTCGTCAAGGAATACATGCTGGACTACGACATCCAGCGGGCCTCCGAGTGTGTGTGGCATGACCGGGCGAAGGGCTACCAGGTTATCGCTGAAGACGAGGAAGTCAGAAACACGATCACGGCACTCAAGAGGCACGCCCAGCAGAGCGGCAAGCGCATTGGCCCTGAGGACATTGAGACGGCTCTCTGGGACAATCACATGCTGTCCCGGCAGACTGGCAAGATTAACTCTAGCAACAAGGCCCTGGATCAGCTGGCGAGGCTGAAGACCATCGATGCCTATGCCACATCGAAGCTGGATGTTGTAGCATCGACGGACCAGGAGATGGTCGATAGGATTAGAACCGGTCGAGTGCGTGCTGCACAGACCAATGATGAGAAGCCGCTGAGCTTCCTGTGAGGGCATAGACGATGGCGACGGTACCTTCCCCCCTATCTGGGACGTTCAGTGGCACAGGAGAGTCCGACGCAGTCCTGGTGCGCGGCGCATGTAACATCACACTCAAGTTTGGTGGCGCTGTGGCGACCGTCAGGCTCGAGAAGTCGTTCGATGGTGGATCCACGTGGTTCACGGTCAGCAAGAACACAGTCCCCGAAGATGCATCGTTCACTGACTCAGTGAGTGCCGTGATCGAGGAGCACGAAGGTGGTGTGCTCTACCGGTGGAACTGCTCGGCATTCACGTCAGGTGCTGTGATCTATCGGATCGGCAAGGCTGATGGACCTCGGAGAGAGTTCATATGAAACCAAAAGAGACAATCAAGACGCGACTCCAGTCATGGTGGCTGGGGCGTCAGATTCGTAAAGGCACTAAACCAAGAGGACGTCAAAGTGAAAAACCTAAAGCTAAGAATCCATAACTTCTGGATGCTGTTGGCCCAATGGACCCGCGTGCTGGTGGCTCACCTTGCGCGTCCAGTGGTTGCCGCATCGACGGGTGGTTGTTATCAGTCAGGCGCCGTAGCACCTGAGTCGCGACTGACGGCCATTATCAGGCGAGCGAACGGCGAGATCGAGGATCTGGGCATCCTGTCCACCAAGGTGGTCAGTACGGCCTTTGTGAATCACTTGGTTGATCAGCTGCAGTCATCCACTGGTGAGATTGATCTGTTCAGCTACCACGGCATGGGCACAGGCGGTGCTGCTGAGGCTATCGGTGACACAGCACTGGCGACCCAGGTTGAGTCTCGGGTGAGCGGCACGCAGGTCGAAGGCGCCAGTGCCAACATCTTCAAGACTGTGGCGACCATCACAGCCAGCGCGACTCGAGCAATTGTGGAGCACGGCGTGTTCAATGCCGCCAGTGCCGGGATCCTGATGGATCGCAGCGTGTTCAGCGTGATCAACCTTGGCAACGGTGATGGCGTTCAGTTCACTTACGAGTTAACAATACCAGCAGGAAGCTGATCATGACGGACCACCGCAGATCTGACGACTTTGATCGCAAGTGCGCAGGCACAATCATCGCTGTGAGCGTTGCGTTGGTGGTCCTGTTCGGGCTGATGGCGCTGACCGGTGCTATCTGAGCCGTGGTGCACGCCGAGCTGATATGCTGTAACCCGATTACAGGCAGGAAGGCGTGGCTGCTGCGGCACATCCCAGGCGGCCAGTACGGTGATCCATGGGACGCCATGCTGGTGGTAACCAGGAGGCACTGGTTCGACAAGCGTGCGATGATGTTGGGTGGTGAGGCTATCGGTATACCCGGGGTCCACCGTAAAGTGAGAGGGTGTTTGGCGAAGCTGGGGTTCAGTTACGCTATGGCCAAGAGACACGGCCGCATCAAAACATACCCAGTCAAGACGAGGCGAGGCGCATGATTTCATTTCCAATGGAGCAGCTGACATCACTGCCTGCAATATGGCTGGCGATCTTATTCATCACCTGCATGTTTGCATTGCTGGGGTTGGCGCTGATCTCGATCATTCTGGGGTTTATGCATGAGGATGAAGACTGATGGCGTTATACACACGACTAATCGGCACTGAGCTGCCTAAAATCAGAATTCACTCTTTCACGTCTGCAATGGATGAATGGGCGCGTGGGTTTCTGACTGCGCAGGAGGTTATAGGGTTTTTCGACCTTGACGCCTCCGAGCAGACTCAGGCCCAGTCGCTTGTCTCAATCTACAACCAGGCGACCGATAAAGTGCGCTTCATGCGGGTGTTCAAAGACTGCCTGTATTTGGCAGAGCAAGAACTGGCGTACACAACGCAGGCTGAGTTCGTTCAGCGATTGAATGACGAGATAACAGCACAGAATGGCTGACGTTAAGCGCGAGTTTACCGTTGTCGCGGTCAATACCACCCTCGGCAATCAGGACGTCACAATATCAGGCTTTGGTACACCAAAGGCTGCTCAGTTCTTCCTGTCGGAAGCCGTCACCGATGACGCCATTGCTTCCGGCGGTGCTATCTCTGTTGGTTTTAGTGATGGTACTTACTCGGCATGCGTGTCTGTTTCTAATGAGGATGGTCAGACTAGCACTGACACTCAAAGGACTCCCGGTTTTGGCGGTAGCTCTATTGCCAGTGTATCTGATCCAAACGGCGGGACTAAATGCACCCTCGATTTTGTATCATGGATTACCGACGGGGTTCGAATCAGTGTAGATAGCAACGCTGTCCCGGCCGGTTATTTATTGACCGTGGTTCTATGGGGCGGCGCTGATCTTGATTCTGTTAAGTGCGTCGAGCGAGGGCTTCAATCAAGCACAGCGGCGCAGACTTACACTGGAATTGGATTTGAGTTCGATGTGCTGTTTCTCGCGCATTGCTATGCATCAGTCAATGGCGGTTTGGTTCATTCACCATTTGCATACGGCTGTGTTATAAACGACAACGCCGCTGCCCCGACACAGAAAGCTATCGGGTTTTGTGGAGATAACGGGTCAGCATCTGGCGATCAGAACACAAGAGCGGCAGACGGTGCGGCACTGATAGCACCATTGATCGGGTCTAATCGCTGGACACTGACCATCAGTGATATTTCGTCAACGGGTTACACGCATACCACTTCTGCGTCGTCCAGCACTAGCACCATCCAGCTTGCGCTCAAGTTTGCGGCTGGTGTTGATTTTGATTTGGTTGACGTGTCCATCCCTACGAGCGGTAACTTGGTAGAGAGCGGGCTATCGTTCCAGCCTGAATTTACACAGATGGCGCTTATCCAAGGCCCATCAGCTTATAACTCAACGGACACAGCAGCACCGTCGGCTTCTCTCGCATTCGCCCTGACAGACAGCAGCCAAGTACACACGATCAGCACCTCCGATGAAGATGGTTCAGCAGATACGGTTTGTAAATCGCTGTCATCCGATCAGTTCAGGATGCTGGATTATCAAGGGTCAGCCGATGCGTTTCTTGCCTCTGGCTATTCGCTTGATTCAAATGGCTGGACTTACACATTAACAACCAACCCAGCGGCGGCAATCCTTGGGTGGGCTTTTGCCTTCTCCAGTGGCGGCGGCGGGGGTGGCACAACATACACCCAGGGTCTCGCAGGATCTCTCACCCCTGTCGGTGTTGTGGACTACAACATCACGTTCGATCAAGGCGTCGGCGGCACTATCGCCATGCAGGGCGTCGTGTCCAAACTGATCGACTACACCCTGGCAGGCGGCGTGACCCCGGCCGGTGACATCACCAAACAGGTTGACACCAGCATGGATGGGTCGGTCACCCTCAGTGGCGACGTCACTACGAACCTCGGTGCTGAGCAGGCATTGGCCGGCAGCATGACGATGACCGGGTCTGTTGTTAAGTCGATACTCAAGTATTTCGAAGGGTCTACCGCCCCGTCAGGTGACATCACCAAGCTGGTTAACAAGGGCGTCAGTGGATCGATCACACCCAGTGGCTCGATCCAGAAGATGGTGTACGCGGTCCTCAGCGGCAGCCTCACCCCCACAGGCACTATTGTCACCGGTGCTGTGCTGACCGTGCTGTTGACCGGGCAGATCGTGATGAGCGGAATCGTGAGCACCGTGTTCGTGCCGCTGGGCACCGTCGTCACCTGGACCATGAAGAAGTTCCGTGGCATGTACTCACAGCTCAGAACCAACTTCAAGTCGATCAGTCAGGAGTATCGCGATGATTAGCGAGTTCATGCTGGCTGACGACATGGCGAAGTACTATGCCGATCCATTGGGCTGGGTGATGTACGCATTCCCTTGGAATGAGCCAGGATCAATGCTCGAGGGCTTCGAGGGTCCGGATGAGTGGCAGGTCAGTATTCTCATTCAACTGGGCGAGGAGATCCGCAAGCGTGGATTCACCGGTGTCGAGCCCGTCGATGTTATCAAGTTTGCAACAGCATCTGGTCACGGCATCGGCAAGTCGGCACTGACCAGCATGGTGATCCTGTTCGTCATGAGCACGAGACCCCACAGCAAGGGGATCGTGACGGCCAACACCGGCGAGCAGCTGAAGACCAAGACATGGGCAGAGCTCGCCAAGTGGAAGAGGATGTGCATCACTGGACACTGGTTCGAGCTGACTGCCAAGAGCATCAGCCACATCAAGTACAGTGAGACCTGGCGGGTGGATTCACAGACCTGTCGTGAAGAAAATTCTGAGGCCTTCGCTGGACTTCACTGTGCAGACAGCACCCCGTGGTACATCTTCGATGAAGCATCGGCAGTGCCAGACAAGATCTGGGAAGTGGCCGAAGGCGGGCTGACTGACGGTGAGCCGATGTTCTTTGTGTTCGGTAACCCGACACGGAACACAGGCCGATTCGCTGATTGCTTTGGCAGGATGTCGCATCGGTGGATCACCCGTCAGATTGACAGCCGCACAGCCAAGATGACGAACAAGCGTCAGATCCAAAAGTGGCTCGATGACCATGGGGAGGACAGTGACTTCTTCAGGGTCCGTGTTCGTGGGGTGTTCCCACGTGCAGGTGACATGCAGTTCATCGACGGCGACAGTGTCTATTCTGCGATGAAACGAGGCCCGGGACAGTATCTCGGTGACGACCCACTGATCATGGCGGTCGACGTTGCCCGAGGCGGCGATGATGATTGTCGTGTTGGGTTCCGACGAGGTTTTGATGCCAAGTCTGAACGGTCCTACAGGATGTCGGGCGAGAAGTCGCGTGACTCCATGCTGTTTGTGTCAAAGCTGACCATGATCTTCGACCGTCACAAGCCCGACATCTGTTTTCTGGATGCAACCGGGATCGGTGGACCGATCGGCGACAGGCTGAGGCAGCTGGGTTACCCGGTGGTTGATGTCCACTTCGGTGGCAAGGCCGACGACGAGACCAAGTACAAGAACAAAACTGCTGAGATGGGTGACCGTTTCCGTCGCTGGTTGCTCGATGGTGGGTCGATCCCCGACGACCAGGATCTGGACTTCGAGATTACATCCAGGGAGTTCAGTCACGATGACAAAGATCGACTGGTGCTCGAGCGCAAGGAAGAGGTGAAAGCACGAATCGGGAAGTCACCCGACTGGGCTGATCAGATGTACCTGCTATTCGCTCAGGCAGTGCCCAAAAAAGAGATCCCAAGGGGCGACATGGACTTCGTCTATCACGCTCGTGACAAGGCTCTAGAGGACTATGACCCATTGGATGCAATGGACTGATTTAGCTGTTAAACTTGGCACGTTAATTGTATAACATTGTGAGGACAGGCCTGTGTGCAAATCAAGCAAACCCAAACCACCACCACCCTTGCCAGAAGCACCTCGTCTGCCTGAGCAGGCGAAAGATCAATACGTCGACAAATCCAAACGCCGCAGACTCGCAGCATCCGGTACTGTACTGACCGGTGCCAGGGGCGACACAACCGGTGCCAGCACAAGTGCAAAAACTCTGTTAGGGGCGTAATACATGAAGACGATCAAGAGTTTCAACAAGAGGCTTGGCTCTCTGAGATCGGAACGCTCCACGTTTGTGCCGTACTGGGAACAGTTGTCTGATAATTTCCTGTACCACCGTGGTCGGTTCCTAACATCCGACCGCAATAAGGGTTACAAACGCAACACCAAGATGTACAACAACTCCCCGAGGATGTCGGCGCGAACGCTCGCGTCCGGAATGATGGCGGGCATCACATCACCTGCTCGCCCATGGTTCCGTCTCTCGGCGCCCGACCCCGAGCTGAACCAGTACCATGCTGTTCGACAGTGGCTGCACGAGGTGCAGGTCATGATGTACGCAGTGTTCAGTGCCTCTAACGTCTACTCCAGCTTGCACACCACTTATGGTGAGCTGGGTACGTTCGGGGTCGGCGCCCTGGGGATCTATGAAGACTTCGAGAGTGTCATTGTCTGCAAGTCCTACACCGTGGGTAGCTACTTCCTCGGGATCAATGGACAGGACAGAGTCGACACGTTCTACCGGGAATACGAGCGCACTGTGGGTGAGCTGGTAACCGGATTCGGTCTCGAGAACTGCAGCAACCACGTCAAGGATCAATGGGAGAAGGGCAACACCGAGGCGCCAGTCAAGGTGATCTACGCCGTCGAGCCCAATGATACGCGTGACAAACAATCCATGATGGCGCGGGATATGAAGTTCCGCTCTGTCTATTACGAGGACGGCCGGCAGTGCCTCGATGAGAACAAGTTTCTCAAAGAAAGCGGATTCGAAGAGTTCCCTGTACTGACACCCCGGTGGGATGTCACCTGTGAGGATATCTACGCAACCGACTGCCCGGGCATGATGGCCCTTGGTGACGCCAAGTCGCTGCAGCTCGGTGAGCGCCGCATGTACCAGGCTTTGGATAAGCTGACCAACCCACCGCTTCAAGGACCAACCAGTCTGAAAAACAAGGTTGGCAGAACTCTCCGCGACGGTGAGGTTGTTTATACCGACGAGGAGAAAGGACTCAGATCGATCTACGACAGCAGCTTCAGGCCTGACCTTAACGCTATCGTTGAGATCAATCGTCTGGCTGAAACAAGGATCAAAACAGCGTTCTATGAGGACCTGTTCCTGATGCTGTCACAGTCCGACCGTCGTCAGATCACAGCCCGAGAAGTGGCTGAGAAGCACGAAGAGAAGCTGCTCATGCTCGGTCCGGTACTGGAGCGCCTGCATTCGGAGCTGCTGGATCCCTTGATCAACCGCACATTCTCAATCATGCAGCGTTCCGGAATACTACCGGTGCCGCCGCCTGAGCTCGACAACGTCGATCTACGGGTCGAGTACGTGTCTGTGCTGGCTCAGGCTCAGCAGCTGGTGTCAGTCGGCGCTATCGAGCGCGTGGCAGGGTTCACCGGCGAGCTGGCTAGTATCTGGCCAGAAGCTCGACACAAGTTTAATGCAATGAAGGCTGTCGATGACTTTGCTGAAGCGGTCGGTGTCAGTCCGAACATGATCCGCTCTGATGATGATGCCAATGGAATGGCTCAGGCAGAGCAGCAAGCAGCACAGCAAGCAGCACAGGCTGAGCAGATGGCAGCAGCAGCACAGACCGCTAAGACAGCATCCGAGACGGACCTCCAGGGTGACACAGGCCTGAGCGCCATCATGCGGGGAGCTGGACTAGCGTGAGCACTGAAAGCAACAATCATGCCAACAACATTGAACTGGCTGAGCTAGAGAGTATAATGAAGACTCCAAGTGGTCGCGCTGTGTTGTTCAGGATCCTGGGAACTACCGGATACTTCCAGGACTCGTTCCACACTGACACCAACATGATGATCCGCAAGACGTGCATGCGGTCGGTGGGTGTAAGGTTGGTGGATCAGATGATGCAGTGCAATGACCAACTTTTTTACTTGATGTTATCGGAGAATGACAATGACAGATGAGCAAACCACAGTAACCGAATCCGAAGAACCTGGCGCAACCGGTGAGAACCAATCAGCAGCTGCGACAGGTGAGAGTTCCACACCCCCTGCGGGTGAGAATGCAGGCACCACGGAAGGTGCTCAAGGCGAGAATGCCGGTGGTGTGCCGGAGGAATATGCCGAATTTAGTTTGCCCGAAGGTATGACCGCTGATGAAGGTCTTTTAGCCGACGTGCTCCCAGTCTTCAAGGCTGCGGGTCTGACGCAAGAAAAGGCTCAAGAGCTGGTTGACCGATACACGCAATCTATCGAGGCAATCCCCGAGGCACAGGCTGAGAAATTCGAGCAATTGAAGGACGACTGGAAAGCTACAGCTTTGAAGGATGACGAGATCGGTGGCGAGGCGTTCGAGAAGAACGTCGGGGTCGCTGTTCGAGCTGTCGAAAAGTATGCGACCCCAGAACTGAAGGAGTTGTTAGAAAGTTCCGGGCTGGGCAACCACCCCGAAATGATCAGACTCTTATATCGTGTGGGCAATGACCTGAAAGAAGACTCACCAGTGGGCGGCGGCACTCGTGCCGTGACTCCGAGTCAGGACAGAGCCTCTTTACTTTATCCCAATAGTTAGTAGTTAAGGAGACCTTCAATGGCGACTTTAGGCGCAACGTACTTCGATCTTATCGATCTGTACAAGTCGCAGGACGGTTCCGGGAACTTTGTTCCTGTGATCGAAATGCTGAACGAAATGAACCCGATTCTCGATGACGCAATTGCTGTCGAGTGTAACAAGGGTACCACTCACTTACACACCATCCGCACCGGCCTGCCGACTGTTGCCTGGGGTAAGCTCTATCAGGGCATCCCCCAAAGCAAATCCGGCAAGGCGCAGGTTGAAGACACCACCGGCTTCGTTGAAGGTCTTAGCACCATCGATGAGCGTTTGCTGGTTCTGTCTACCAACGAAGGCGCGGTCCGTCTGTCAGAAGCATCTGCTCACCTTGAGGCAATGTCTCAGGAAGTGGCGAGCAAAATCTTCTACGGCAACTCAGCTTCCGACCCTGAAGAGTTCATGGGTCTGGCTCCTCGTTTCGACGATCTCAGTGCGCCTAACGGCAACCAGATCATCGATTGTGGCGGCACCGGTTCTGACAATATGTCAATCTGGTTCGTGACCTGGGGTGACAACCAAACTCAGCTGCTGTATCCGAAAGGTACTCACGCTGGTGTGTCTCGTGAGGACATGGGTCGTCAGCGTGTGTTGGACGGTAACAACAACCCGTACTTCGCCAAGGAAGAGAAGTTCAGCTGGCACATCGGTCTCGGTGTGAAAGACTGGCGTTATGTTGTCCGTCTGGCCAATATTGACGCAAGCCTCCTGGCTGCTGACCCTTCCAACGTGGATGGCGCAAACCACAGCCTGTATCACTTCATGCGTAAAGCATACTGGCAGCTGCAGAACACCTTCGTGCCCGGTGGCAAGTTGGCGATCTACTGCAACCGTGATGCTGCTGAAGCACTGGATGCGCTGGGTACCAACTCCGGTACCAACGATAACTACGCCCGTCTGCGTCCTGAAGAAATTCAAGGCAAGATGGTCGACACTTATCGTCGGATCCCGGTCCGCGTGTGTGACGCCCTGCTTAACACTGAAGCTCGCGTGGTGTAACCCGCAGCCAGACCCATCTCGGTGGGTCTGGCACTTCAGTTAATTGAATGATCAACGGAGAATCGAAATGATTTTGTCAGCTCAACAATTATTTTCAGATGACCAAGCGATTACCGCTACTGCGGATTCGACTAACGTCATCGACTTGGGGGCACCCGGTACACCTGTACGGGCTGCTGCTGCTCTTAGCAACGATAAAGGACCGGGTGCAGGTATCCCGCTTCTTATTCAAGTCACTGAGGATTTCAACAACCTCACCAGCTTGAAGATCACCATCTCCAAGGGTGCCACCACTGCACTGGGAACTGAAATTGCTTCCCGCACTGTGCTGCTGGCTGACCTTGTTGCTGGTTATCAATTCCCTGTTAACGTGCTGCCGAAAGACGCAGACCTTCGTTACCTGGGTGTTGAGTACACGGTCACTGGTACCGCACCGACCACCGGTAAAGTTACTGCCGGTATCGTCATGGGTGTGCAAACCAACGACTAACACGTCGGGGGTGTTTCGGCACCCCCTTCGTTTTTTTTTTTTTACATGAGCAAGTGGAGTGAATCATGCCATCCTACAAAGTCACATCACCGGGGTTTTATAATGGGTTGTCCTATAAGCCGAACGGTAAGCGCCCAGTTTTACATCTTGAAAAGCCGTTCCCAAAAGAGAAGGGCAAAGAGAAGATCCCAAGCTGGCTGGCTCCTATTAGTTCGAAGGACGCTGAAGCCATCGAAAAACAAGAAGGTGAGTTGCATACTCCGGTAAACTATACCGAAGAAGAACTCGCTGCCGAGCGTGCGCATGTCACGTTCATTGAGTCAAACGTCGAGACACTGTGATTATGGGCGTCATCAAAATTGAAAAGCAGTCTTTAGAGTCGAATGAGGTTTCCCACCCCGGCAACGAGTATCCGTGGGGTACTGAGCTGCGGTTCGAGAACGAGCTGGCAGACCAGATCGATGCCACTGCCTTCAATGTTGGTGATGTTGTCGTGGTCCGTGGACTGGCTGTTGTGTCTCGCAAGTCTGAGCACACCGACGAAGACATGGACAACGGTGGCAAGACTGAAAAAAACATGTCCATCCAAATGACTGAGATATCTGTCGAGAAGCAAGATAAATCAGATCGTGCGGACAAACTTTATGGTGGCGGTAATGTCGAGTGAAGTTGAAATTTGTAACATGGCCCTGTCTAAAATCCGGGCAGGGTCAATCAACTCACTGACCGAGAACAGCATCCAGGCTCAGCAATGTAAGCTCTGGTATCCGTATTGCCGCAGATTCCTACTGGAAGACAGCCCCTGGGGTTTTGCCACAAAGATCGCAGCACTGGCGGTACTGTCAGGCGAAGACTTGTTTAACTGGTCGTATGTCTATCAGTACCCCAGTGACTGCCTTTACCTCAACCGGCTGATTCTGAATTACGAACAGCACGGAGACCCGGCAGATGGTATTGCTGTACGCAGCAGGCACCTCGAGGAAATCTATTCTCCGGACCTTGAGCAGCAAATCGAATACAGGGTCTATAACGTGGAAGGCGACAACGGTAAAGTGATTGCCGCGAACGACGCCGATTTGCGTGCTGAGTATCGGTTTAATGTGACCGATCCCAATAAGTTTTCTAATTCATTCGTTGAAACACTGGCAGCGTATCTCGCGTCGAAAATAGCCATCCCCATCGTGGGGGCTGAGATGGGCCGTCAGTTTAAGAAAGACGCGCTTGATGAGTACATGATGCTGGTGAGTGCGGCAACAGCCAATGACCGCAATCAGGAGTTTCAGCCTCAGGTTGAGAGTGACTTTATTCTGATAAGGAACACATAATGCCACAGGTCATTCAGCGTAACTTCACGGGTGGTGAACTTGCACCTGCGATGCGGTCTCGCACTGACCTGGCCAAATACACCAATGGCGTCAGGTTTGCTGAAAACATGTTCATCCGGGCTCAGGGTGGGTTGTACTCACGCCCCGGGACCAAGTTCATTGGTGAGATCTACGACTCCTCAGCAAAGGCGCGACTGATTCCCTTCAGCTTCAACACCGAGCAGACTTATGTGCTGGTGTTCGAGAACCTGAAGATGCGTGTGATCAAGGACGGCGGCTTCGTGCTTGAGACTGCTGGAACAATCACAGGCGCCACTGCTGCCAACCCGGTTGAGATCACTGATGTCGCTCACGGTCACTCCACCGGTGATGATGTTTACATCGCATCTGTCGGCGGCATGACCGAGCTGAATGGCAAAACCTACCGAATCACCTCCACCGGCGCTAACACTTACACCCTCGATGGTGTCGATGGTTCTGCATACACTGCATACACCTCGGGCGGTACGGCTGCGCGTGTGTTCACGCTCACCACCACCTATGTCACTGCTGACCTTCCGAGACTGTCCTACGTTCAGACCGCTGATGTAATGACAATCTGCCACCCAGGGTATGTTCCCAGAGAGCTGAGCAGAACCGGTCACTCATCATGGACCCTGACTGATGTGGATTTTTCACCCACGGTGACTACACCGACGGGGCTGGCATTGAGTACAGCAGGAGGCGGCGGCGGCGCGAACAACAAAACCTATCGGTACAAGGTCGCTGCCGTAGTGGATGGTGTAGAGTCGCTGCCTTGCGCCGAGGTTTCACACAACATTTCATCTCACACCACCACATACGGGTCGAGGCTGGACTGGAACTCAGTGACTGATGTTGAGTATTACCGGATCTATAAAGACCCAAACGGCAACAGCGGCAGTTTTGGATGGATCGGCGATTCTAAAGACCCGAACTTCATTGACTTCAACACCGCGCCGGTGGTCAGCGATGCGCCGCTTGAAGACAATCAGCCTTTCACAGGCGCTGATAACCAACCCGCGACGGTTGGTTTCTATCAGCAGCGTAAGATGTTTGCCAACACTAACGAAAACCCCCAGACGTTGTGGGCAACTCAGACGGCCATCTATGACTCTCTGAGGAAGTCCAGACCATCAAGGGATGATGACAGCCTTGAGTTCACTATCGCAGCCAGACAGATCAATGAGATCCGTCACATCATCCCGGTGAACGGGCTGGTGTTAGGCACAGCTGGTGGTATCTGGCGGGTCACTGAAGGGCAGGATGAGGTGCTGACCCCAGACACGGTGGGCGTGAAGATTCAGAGCTATCGTGGCATGTCCTACGTGGCTCCCATCATTGTGGGTGATTCGATCATCTTCGTGCAGGAGAAAGGGTCCAGGGTCCGTGACACAGGTTACGAGTTCACCGACGATAAATTCAAAGGCAACGATATCAGTCTGATGTCCGAGCACCTGTTCGAAGGCTATACGATTGACGACATGACCTACGCTGAAGAGCCGTACAGCATTGTCTGGATGATCCGCAGCGATGGCACCCTGTTGAGTCTGACCTACCAGAAAGAACACGAGGTCTGGGGATGGACTCATCACGTCACTGATGGCGTCTTTGAGTCAGTCACCTCGATCACTGAGGATGGGCGGGACGCCGTTTATGTCATCGTTAAGCGGACCATTGACGGCAGCACCGTCCGGTACGTCGAGCGACTTGAAGCACGCAACTGGGCGACGGCCGTCGACGCGTTCTGTGTGGACTGCGGTCTGACCTACGACGGTGTGGCTGCTGATAATATCAGCGGTCTGGATCATCTCGAGGGAAAGACAGTGGCCGTGCTGGCAGACGGGGTGGTCATCGATAATCTCGTAGTCTCCGGCGGCGCAATCACACTGCCTCGCGAATACAGCGTGGTTCATGTCGGGCTACCCTTCACCACCGTCGTCGAGTTGCTTGACATCGATCAAGGTGCACCGGTCAATCCGGATAAGATAAGATCTCAGTCAGTGTCCAAGGTGGTCATCGAGACCGAGAACTCTCGTGGAGGTTGGGTCGGCCCAAGGCTGGAAGACGGCAGCACCGGTGAGATGCGTGAGATCAAACCACGGACACTGAGTGATGGGTACGACGCCATCGAGTTGAGGTCGACGAAAGAGGAAATCTACATTGAACCCACATGGTCTCGGGGCGGCGGCATCAGAATTGAGCAACGGTCACCACTACCCCTTACGATCCTGTCGGTCACCCCGCAGGTCGATATCGGCGGTTAAGTGCTCACCGCCTGATCTCAAGTCGATCAACTATATCATCGATCACATGCGTGAGGACGACAGACTGGAGATACAGGCTGCGTCCTCTGAGACGCCAGCGGCTGCGATCCTGCAGGGATTGAAGATCTCTAATTACCTGTCAGTCGCTTCAGTTGATGACGATGTTCTCGCTATTTTTGGTCTGGTTAAAACTGATATACTCACGGGCAAGGGAGTCCCGTGGGCATTGGGCACGGATCACGTAGTCAAGCACTATCGCGAGTTCGCGAAACAATCTAAAATTGTTGTGAATCAAATGCTTGAGATTTGCCCACGGTTAGAGAATTATTGCTGGGCTGGAAGCAGTCTCAGCATTAACTGGTTGAAGTGGCTCGGGTTCCGTTTCGATGACTCGATCCCCATGGGTGCGAATGGCGAGCTATTCCACCGGTTCCACTTGGAGAGATAGACATGTGTGTTCCAGCAGCAGCAGCAATGACCATAGGGTCTGGGCTTTTATCCGCATACGGTATGTACCAGGAAGGGCAGCAAGCCGACGCTGTGGCGAAGTATAACGCTCGCCAGACAGAGAACGAAGCTGTCAAAACCCGGAACGCGTACACGGAGAAGGAAAACGATCACCGGCGCCAGGTTGCCGAGTTGATGAGCAAACAACGTGCCAAGTTTGGAGCCAGCGGTGTCGACGTGTCGTCAGGCTCTGCGCTGGACCTTCAGACCGACACTCTCGATATCGGTGAGACTGATGCACTTCGGATCAGATCTACCGCTGATGATGAAGTCAAAAGCATGAACGAACAGGCGAAGCTCACCCGGCAGCAGGGCAAGAACGCAGCGAAGGCCGGTAAGATTTCTGCTGTCGGGTCTCTGCTGAGCACCGGCGGTCAGGTGGCCGGTAAGTGGTATAACTCAAGCAGTGCAGCCAATGCTCCGATCAGCTCGCTGACAACCACAGCACCATGAGGATATAACGATGCCGAAGGTTGAACAATATGGAGCGAATCGCTTTACCACTGGTGTTGCTACTGGCCCTCGTGCTCGTACTGCTGATAGTGGTATTCAAAACCTCGCTGCTGGCGCTGGACAGCTTGCTGACGGTCTGTCGATCATGCAGAAAAAGCGTGATGAGACTGAGGCAGAGGACGCACTGGTAAAGTTTGAGCGTGAGAAGAATGACCTGTTCTTCAGCCCGAAGACCGGGTACTTCAACACCAATGGTCGTGACGCGTATGACGGCGCTCCTGTCATTAGCGAGAGTCTGGACAAGCTGAAAGAAACCTATGCCGGCCAGTTTAAGTCGTCCACCGCGAGGGAGATGTTCAACAAGGTTGCTGACAACCACATCACTCGGGCACGGGTTGATATCGATCGACACTCCACCAAAGGCCTGGATACGTGGGAGATGGCCACCATTGAGGCCACCATTGAAAACTCTCTGGAAGATGCCGCGCTCTATCACACCCAGCCTGAAAAGCTGCTTGAATTTAGAATAGCCGGTGAGAGGCAGGCAGCCCTCGCCGCTGACAAGGCAGGCATCGGTGCGGAAGCAAAAGCCGAAAAGCTGCAGAACTTCCGGTCATCGTTTGCCAAAAATGCACTGCTGGCTGCCGTCAACTCATCCTCATCTGCCGCCACGGATCTGATGAATGAGAAGGCCCACGGAGACGGCACCACCTACGGTGAGATGCTCGAGGGTCCGGATAAAGTGGACATCGAGGCCAAGATCGTGGCCAAGCAGAAATCAGAGCACACCCAGTATGTGACATCACAGGGGATCGCCTTGGCTACAAAAGCCGTCAATAGTGCCCAGGATCGCGGTCAGGTTATGGAAGCCCTCGGAAACATCGAGGATCCGGAGCTGCGCGACAAGGCGATCAGTGAGGCGATGTACCTGTGGAATCAGAAAGAGACCGTGAAGAAGGAACAAAGTGTAGCCAGCTACAACGATGCTGATTTGTATGTCAGGAGTGGAAATTCAATCAACCAGTGGATATCACAAAACCCTGACGCATGGGAGAATCTGACCCCCACTCAGCGTAAAAACCTGACATCAGGCGACAATATCAAAACTGACATGACTCGGTATAACCAGATCCGCGCCATGTCTGAGCAAGAGTTCCTGAAACTTGATGTGTCGCGTGAGGGAGGACTGTCACCTTCCGATCAGAAGAAGCTGATCGACAAGCAATACAGTCTCAGAAACCCCACAGGCAGCGAAGCGACGGACCACCAGGTCGGTCGTACCCGGGCTGCACAGACCACTGATGTGCTTGAAAAAGTAATCGGCACTAAATCAACGAAGTGGTCGAAGGTGCAAAGAGAACGGGCCGATCTTTTTTACGGATTGATCGATGCCGAGAAGGACTTCCGAGAAACTCAGAAAGGCGCTAAACTCACGTCTCAAGAGTTTACTGACATGCTCCACCAGTTAAGCGCCGACATGGTGATAGAGGACTCGCTCTTCGGGATGATACCATGGGATAGGAAGGCACCCTTACTGGAAGCGGTCAATGAAATACCGCGTGAGAAGCTGGACCAGATTCGCGAGAAGCTGAGAAGCGCGAACCCACCGATCCCGGAAACCCCTGCAGTCATCTGGGGAATGTATGAAAGACGGGACAAATCACTAGACTAAGGGTTAAGAAATGTCGCAATTTGACAATGTCGACTTGAACGAAATCAGAGCACTGACTGATACTACACCTCAGAAAGCAGAGCCCGTCGTCGCGGCAGGTGTCAAAAAACCCTCAGCCAAACCCTCTCAGTTTGACAGTGTTGACATGGATGAAATCCGGTCACTGACCGGATCTACTGCACCCGGCACACTCAGTGAAGCGATGAAGGTGCCCCCGGAGCAGGGTGCCAAAGAGCTTAAACTCAAGAAATCCACTGGGCTGACACTCCAATCTATTCGTGGCAATCGACCGCGCATTGAGCATGCCGAGGCTGTCAAGATGCTCAACATCCCTGAGATGATGCGCAAGAACCCGGCAACCCATGAGATCCTGACCAACTACGACTCGGCCATGGTGGTTCACGACGAAGTCCCCGCCATGATGAAAGCGGAAGATGCAATCCTCGGAAAAGGATACGTTGATCATCTGACTGAGTCATTCCAACGCGGTCAAGATATCGTGCGGGAATCCGAGATCGGCATGGGTCGATTGTGGAAGCACCTTGGCGTCAATGAGCTCGGTGTAACCGACCAGGACATGGCCGACCTTGCTGATATACAGAAGCGCCGTGACACTGTCACCAACACCGGATTCAACAACGAAGAAATCATCTCTAAAAACGGAGAACCCAATTACAACTGGCTCCAGGAGTCACCTATTGTTGCTTCAGAGATGCTGCCCATCATGGGTAACATCCTTGCTGAAGGGTTGAAGGGAACAGCTATAGGCGGCAGCATTGGTCTCGGTGTAGGTGTAGTAACCGGTCCTGGCGCGGTCGCCACCGGGATCGCTGGCGCAAAGCTGGGTGGTCGTGCTGGTGTAGCCATCGGAGCATTCAACCTTGAAGCCGGTCTGGCGTTCAACGAATTTGTTGAGATGACCGACAACAAACAGCACGTCGTCCCGCTTCCGGACACCCCGGTGCCTGAGCCTGCGCGTGATTATTCCGAACCGCTGGATCCGACCAGACTGTCGACAGAGAACCTTGACCCGGATTTCGTCAAGGGCATGAGACAGGGTGGCCGAAAACTGGATCCAGACCTGGCAGCCACCGGTGCTATTGTTGTGGGTGGTATAAACGCCGCTCTCGAGATGGTTACCTTGCGAGCACTGGGTCGTACTGTCACCCCTGTGATGCGTAGAATAATCCGCAACAAGGTTAAGCAGGCTCTGGGTACCCAAACTGGCAGGGAAATTGCAGGTCAAATCGCCGGTCGGTATCTGACAGCTGTCGGTACCGAGGGCGTTGTTGAAGGGCTCCAGGAAACCAGCAACATCGTGACCGGTGAGTTCATGCAGCTGTTTGATGACGGCGCATTCACCGAGGAGACGCTATCGTCCACACTCGATGACATCTTCGAGCAGGCACCCCGTGCTCTCGAGGCTGCGAACAAAGGCGCTCAGGCGGCCGTTACCATCGGTCTCCCGTCCACCGTCGTCAGCAGTGCTGTTGCATATCAAGACCAAAGGGCCAAGCAGGCCGGCAAGGCGCAGGTTCATCTGGATCTGGTCAACGACGCGCTGTCGCAATTGTCGGTGCGTGAGCGCAGTGATGACGTCTTCAAGCAGTTTGTTGAGAAGGCTGATGCCGGTCAGAACACCACTGTATTTATCGATGGTCCTCAGACCGCTCTGTATCTGCAGACAAAGACGCCTGAGGAGATCAATGCTGACCCAGGGCTAAAGCTGCTGGCAGCTCAGGTGCGCGAAGCAGCGACCCTTGGTGGGGAGATTCAAGTACCAATAGCCGACTTCGGTGTAGCTCTGGCCGGTACCGACCACTTCACAGCACTGCGCGAACACATGACCACGGACGCCAGTCTTCCGACACCGTTCAGATTGGCCAATGATGCGGTTGAGTTTGAGAACCAGATCAAAGGAATCATTGCCGAAAAAGAGCAGCAGTCAGTTCAGTATGTTGAGTCACAACGGATCTACGAAACCGTGCGCGACCAACTCATCGACACCGGGCAGGTTGACCCGCAGTACGCTCGTGTCATGAGTGAAGTGGTTCCTGCCTACTTTGCAGCCCTGTCAGAGCGCACCGGGATACCGGTTGCCAAGCTCTATGCCGATCGCGGATTCAGGGTAGAGGGGCCGCAGACCGGTCGACTGGATGCACTGCGCCCAGAAATATCCCCGGAAGAAATACAATCAAGAGTAGCACCGGCCACAGATCGACGTGCGGCAAGTGAAACCGTGCAAACTGACAACCGGCAGTCTGATCGTCGAGTTGATACTCAACGTCGTGCTGCCTTTGATGCAATGTCACCTGATGAAAAATACGACGCCCTGTATCGCAACGAGCTGACAGGAATTAACAACCGTCGAGCTTTTTCTGAAGACACCGGTAAATACCCGGCAATTGCAAGCATCGATGCCGACTCACTTAAAGCTGTGAATGACTCTCTCGGTCATAACGCAGGCGATGAGATGCTGAAGTTGATTGCCTCAGCACTGCACGAGTCCAGCGATGGCAAGGCCTACCATGTGTCCGGTGATGAGTTTTATGTCGCCGGGGCCTCCCCTGCTGAGATTCAAAGTGCGATAGAAAAAGCTCAAGCGTCTTTGCAAAGTCAGAGTGTTGCCAGTGAATCAGGAACACTGACCGGTCCGCGACTGTCGTTCGGTATCGGCACCGACAAAGCATCTGCTGACAAGGCAATGGAGAATGCTAAAAAAGAACGCGAGGCCGCCGGTGAACGCACCCCTCGTGGAGAGCTGCCCGGTAACATTACGCTGAAGGATACTGCGATTGTTGATGAGTTTTACAAAGCACTCAGTAAAGCCAAGGCTGACCACAAGAATGGCGCGGCCGTAGTCATCTGGCCGAAAGACGACTATGCCAAGATGGACCTTTTCCTATACGATGATGGTAAGGCTGGCTTTGCTATCACTCGGCAAGGTGACCTGGTTTCAGTATTTAAACACCCTGACTCCACCATTGAAGGCGCAATGGGCGTGATGGTGCCCGAGGCGATTCGCAACGGTGTGCGTCGTCTTGATGCGTTTGAAGGACCACTTACCGAAGGGTATGCCAAGTACGGTTTTGTGGAAGTAGGACGAGAAACATTCAACCCTGAATTAGCCCCAGAAGGATGGGACATTGAAACAATGGGCACCCCTGATGTGGTGTTCATGGAGATAAGTAATGAAGAAGCTGCCAAACAGTCCGAGACCAAGTCAGTACAAAAGCCTGAGCGAGTACGAAGAGGCACTCGGCTCCTGGAACAACAGAGTGGGCAGGATCAGGGGAATGGCCGCGAGAGCGACGGCAGCCTCCAAGGACTCCCCCGCAACATCGAAGGGTTCGAACCCAAGCACAACCCAGTAATTGAGAGTGTTGCCAGGAAGTACATGGAATCGGTTGGGTTGGAATACACCCCGCCAACCATGTACGCCCCGGTCGATCCGGCTCGTGCTGAGCGCATTGCTGCGGCATTCGACGCCATGGAGCACAACCCCAGTGATCCAGCGGTAAAGGCTGCCTATCAACAAATGATCGACGAGACGGTGGCCCAGTACGAGGCCATCCTCGAGACCGGGTTCGTTGCTGAGTTCATCACCGAGACAGATGCTGAAGGGAATCTGATCGACCCTTACGCAGCAACCCCGCGTCTGGTCATCGACGACATCAACGACAATAACCACATGTGGGTGTTCAGCACCAAGGATGGGTTCGGCAGCGACGAGACATTCGATCCACTGGATAACCCGCTGCTGCAGGACACCAAGTTTAAGGATGCAAACGGCGTGCCAATGCTGGCCAACGACGTGTTCCGTGTGGTTCATGATTACTTCGGTCATGCTAAAGAAGGCGTCGGATTCCGTGCAGCAGGCGAGGAGAACGCGTGGCGTGCTCACTGGGCCATGTACTCACCTGAGGCCAGGAAAGCTCTTACAAGCGAAACCCGTGGCCAGAACAGCTGGTTAAACTATGGTCCCTATGGTGAGACCAACCGTACCGCCAAGGTTGAAGATACCCACTTCGCTGATCAGAAGATCGGGCTGCTGCCTGACTGGGCTGTCAATGAGGGTGCGCAGGATGAGGTGTTCAATCAGCCTGCATACGATAACGCAGCCGAGGTTTATGATGCGGTGCGTGACAACTTCCTGAACAACTTGGACATCGAGTCCGGGTTTGATGAGGTGTTGGATGCAGAGCATTGGTCACCACAAGAGCGCCAGTTTCTCAAGGCGCTGGATTCCAACGACTGGTTAGGATTCGACAACCCTGCTGGGGCAATCGAGGCAGCACTGTCTGGCGACATAAACAACTGGGAACCATCCCAGTCGCTGAAGGCTGCGATTGGCAAGCTGGTAAACAATCAGGGAGTCCTGTTCTATCAAGCAGTGTCGCTGCGTAAAGGCACAGAGACCCTGAAGCGGTTCGGTCTCCACCCCGACAAGACTCACAAAACTCGTGACATTGCTGCGGCCTTAGAAGCTCGTCAGAGAAGCAAGCACGGACACATTCCAAAAGACGACCGGTCACCGGGGACATCATCCAAGATCGCCAAGTGGATGGTTGAGGAAGTGTTATTCGAGATGGAGACCCCGGAGAAGTCGGGTGCTGGTTGGTATAGTGAAAAGTTTCAACGCGCTCTGGACATCTTCGGTGAAGAGTTCCCTGAGCTGAAGACTGACGATAGTGCTCGTAACCTGATGACATCGCTGATCGCCATTACATCTGACGGTCAGAAGGTCGTGCCCAACTTCGCGATGGCTGTTGATATCTATCGCAACTACAAGAAGACCGGGAAGCTGTCGACATCACGAGGACACACCCGTCAGGCAAGCATTAACATTAATATTAAGAACATCCAGAACCTTCTCGACGAGATGGGTCCGGTTGAGATGCACAACCATCTCATGGAAGAGTTGACCGTCAGTGAGTTGAACAAACTGGCAAAAGAAAAAGGTGTTGATTTTTCAACAGACTATAAAGCTGACGTTACGCTGCCTCGTGCGGCCATCGTGTTCGGTCCAAAGCTGGGCGCTTTCTATGCCAACCTGATGGGGTCGCACGGATACCTCACAATGGATCGCTGGTGGACCCGCACGTTCAACAGATACAGAGGGTCACTGCTGCAAAATGTATCAGGCAGCGGTGAGAACACCACTGACAGCAAGGGTCGAAAGATTGGTCTGGCTCGATTCAAGGAAATGATCGGTGAGCCAAACATCTCTGATGACGAGGCCTTGTCGAAGACTGTTGAGCACCGAAACTCGTATGAGAAAAAGAACTACAAAAATGGCACGGATGTTGAGAGAGCCGCTAATACCCTGTACAAGCAGGCATTCGAGAATATAGAGGATGCGCCGTATAACGCCAGTGACCGGTCATTCATGCTGGAAGCTGTCAACAAGGCCCAGAAAAACCTGAAGCGTCGTGGCAAGGATGTGTCTATTGCGGACATTCAGGCTATGCTATGGTATTACGAGAAGCGCCTGTACGGTGATCTGGGCGCAAGACAATCAGCGGATATAAGTTATGAAGAAGCAGCAAAACGCGTCGTGGATACTACCGGAGGACGGCTTGCACAAGGTGGACTGGATGAAGTTGTTCCGGTCGGAGAGGAAATCTTCAACGCCGAAGGGCAAGAAAACTCCCAAGTCAACGGATACTACGACCCCGCCAACAGCCTGATCAGACTGACTGAGTCTTCCAACCTCAGCACCTTCCTGCATGAGTTTGCACACTTCATGTACGAGATGGAGATGAAGCACGACGGTGAGCATCTGCCTGCCATTAACAGCTGGTTGCTCCGTCACTCTGACAAGATCGCCAAAGAGGCAAACCGCTATCTCGGCACCGGCGGCAACGTGCTGGAACAATCGAAGCAGGCAGCTGAAGCAGCTGGGTTCGACACCAGCAAGGTGTGGTATCACGGCAGTCAAGCCGCAAATATAGAAGCGTTCACTCCTGGCAGAGCTGGGACTACCTTCTTCTCGGTGGATGAAGGGTATTCAAAGCAATACGGTAAAAATGTTTACCCGGTGTATTTGAAACTTGAGAATACTGCTGACCTGATTGACAACCCAGAGCACCGACAAATCATTATCGATGCGTTCAATGAGCAGGGCGGCTGGGCAGAGTTTAACGAAGATGTCATGGAAGACAGAGACAGCCCGAACTATGACCCGGCGATTGATGACATCTGGGAAATCTCAGATTATGTAATGGACGTCCTGCAGGAGAAAGGATTCGATAGTGTCAGACAGTCTGAAGATGTCGGTGACAACGCCTACCTGGTTGTCGGGGTGTTCGACCCTGCTAACATTCGATCAGTCAACGCAGCATTCGACCCGGCACAGGCTGGGTCTTCCAACCTGCTTGCACAAGGTCAGGATTCCACCGGCGCAGCTGGGTCCATCACTCAGCAGGATGTCGAGGACTACATCAAATACAGATCTACCGGCGATGCTGTCAAGGATTCTGCAATCCGTCGTGCCACCCATGAACAGTTTGCCCGTGCGTGGGAGCAGTATCTAATGGAAGGCAAGGCGCCTACCATAGAGCTGCAGAACGCGTTCCGCGTATTCGCCCGGTGGATGACGCAGCTTTACAACACCCTGCGCGGTCGGCTGGATAACAACCTTGACGATGAGATGCGTCAGGTATTCGACCGTCTGATTGCCACTGAAGAGCAAATCGAGATTGCAATGGCTCGCGACAAGTTCGCACCATTGTTCACCGACGCTGCCATGGCCGGCAAAACCGAGGAAGAGTTTGCTGCCTACAAAGAAAAAGTGGCCAAGGTCAAAGATGAGGCCGCCGAAACACTACGCATTAAGCTGATCAATGAGATCACGCGCACCCAGCAGCTCTGGTGGAGACAAGAGAAAGCTGATGTAACTGATGACGAGAAAGAGCGTTTATCAGAGCAACCCATCTATCTGGCCATAGAACGACTGACCAATGGTCAATTCAAAATGGATCGGGAAACTGTCAAAGAGATGGTGGGTGAGGATCGCACAAACAAGAGGGGCGTGAAATCAAGAGTCGTCCCCCAGAAGCTGCTTGCAATGACCGTGCCAGGTGCTGAAGGTGTGACTCCTGATGACGCTGCCGCCTTCTTCGGATTCTCTACCGGTGAGGAGTTTATCCAAACCCTGCTCGGAACGCCGACCCTCACAGAGGCCGCAGAAGCTGCTGCTGAGCAGGTCATGCTCGACCGGCACGGTGACATCATGAACGACGGTACCATCGCTCAGATGGCAGACCTGGCGCTTCAGAACGAGCAGAAAGCTGAGCTGCTGCTGACCGAGCTCAGAATGCTCCGCAGCGGGCCCAAGAAGCAGTCGGTCGACCGTGCGGTGATGGAGCAGATGGCTGAGGACCGTATCGCTCGATTGAACTACACCCAGATGTTCCCTGAGAAATATCGCAAGGCTGAGATCCGTGCGGCACAGGAGGCTGCTGTTGCTCTGTCACAGGGTGACACTGAAGCAGCGGCACAGGCCAAAATGCGCCAGCTGCTGAATTACTTCCTCGCTCGCAAGGCCACTGATGCGAAAGCGAAGACTGTAGCCACCGTTGATTTCATGGCCAGGTACAACAAGAAGTCAATCCGTCAGCGGATCATGAGGGCTGAGAACGGATACATGGAGCAGATCGATAAGATCCTCGGTCGGTTCGAGTTCCGTAAATCGAAGTCAATGAAATCAGTCGACACTAAAAATGAGTCACTGCAGTCATGGGCTGAGAAGCGCACCGCCACCGAGGGTGACGCGCTGGCGCTGCACCCGGCTGTGCTGGATGAGCTGTACTCGGTCCACTGGAAAAAGGTCAAGTTCTCCGACTTGCAGGGCATCCACAACTCTGTGAAGAACATAGAGCATGTGGCCAAGTATCTCGACAAGATCACGTTGCTTGAGGATCAGCGAAACTTTGCCGAGCTGGTTGATCAGGTGGTTACTCACTTGGACGAGCAGCCCACGGTCTACAGTGCCCAGAGAACCACCGTCAATGAGGAGCGCAAAACTGTCCGGTGGGCCATGGCGCAGATGTCAAAAATGCCGTGGGTGATGACCATGCTGGATGGCGGTGAGCGTGCCGGGTTCATGCACCGGTTGATCATGCAGCCAATGAATGAGGCCTACAACCAATCCATGGAGCTGTGGAAAGAAGTGGGCGCACCGGTGATGGAGCTGCTGCAACAGCGGTCCCCGGAGGACAAGAAGCGCCACCTGAAAAAGCTGCTGATCCCTGAAATAAAGGACGCAAAAAACGATGGCGTGCTGATGGGGCACCAAGTCCTGGCGGTTGCTTTGAATGTCGGCAACCGGAGTAACCTGCGCAAGATGCTGCTCGGTGAGGGCTGGGCCAGACCTGACGTTGAAGAAGACATCACCCTCAACAATCCAAAACTGCAGGCAGTGCTGGCATACATGACAGAGAGTGACTGGATCCTAGTGCAAAAGATCTGGGATCAGATGGACACTCTCTACCCGATGCTGGCTGAGGTTCACCGGAAGACCACAGGCCTGACACCGCCGAAAGTTGAAGCGGCCCCTATTCAAACCAAATGGGGTGAGTTCCGTGGTGGTTATTACCCGGTCAAGTACGACCCGTACAGATCGCAGAGAGGCGAGGAATCACAGGAAAAAGCGGACAACGAAACCGACTCTATGTTCGCCGGTGGCGCCAGCCTGCAGCAGCAAGTCACTGCCGGAGCAACCAACGAGCGGACAGGGTTCTATGACCCGATCCGATTAAGTCTTGATGTGGTTCACAATCACTTCCACGAGACGATTCAGTACATCTCATTCCACGATGCGGTGCGTCAGATCAACCGGTTGTTCCGTAATAAGCCGGTGGCCGACGCCATCAAACGAGTGATTGGTCCTGAGGAGTTCGCCCAGTTCAAGCCATGGCTGAATGATATCGCCAAGGAAGGACGCGAGGGTCGCACCAAAAACGAATGGGAAAGGGCTTTCGGCAAGCTCCGCTTCGGTGTGACTCTGGGTGTGATGGGCTTCAAAGCCAGCACCGGTCTTATGCAGCTGCTGGGTATCTATAACACGGCCGGTGAAGTTGGGCCTAAGCATGTGTACAAGGCTCTGAGAAACATCATCGGGTCTCCAGATACCATGAAGGCGGCGTGGCAGTTTGCTGTCGATAACTCAAAAGTTATGAATCACCGGGCCAAAACAATGGACCGTGAGATCAACAGTGCCATGAAAGTGATTGAAGGCAAGAGCGGGTTCAAGGCAGCAGTTCAAGAAGCCTCGATGAAGCACATCGCCTACATCCAGACCTACCTTGTCGACCTGCCAACATGGCATGCCGCGTACAGCAAGGGCATGGAGCAGTGGGGTGACGAGCAGCGTGCCTTCCGTTACGCCGACTGGGCTGTTGAAAACATTCAGGGGTCCGGTGCTACCAAAGACATGGCCAGCCTGATGCGCAACCAGTCTGAAGCGTTCCGGATGTTCACCATGTTCATGACCTTCTTCAGCTCGCTCTGGAACATGGAGAGGGATCTGGTCCAAGGCGCTCGTGCTGGTCGGTACTCTGTGACCAGCGTGGCCGCGAAGGCGATGTTCTACTTCGTTCTGCCAGTCCTCACCGAGGAGCTGATGCGCAACGGACTGCCTGACGATGACGATGACGACTCTTATGTCCAGAAGATGCTGCTGGCTACTGCCACTTACCCAGCCCAATCAGTGCCGGTCCTTCGGGACATGGTGAACGGATCACTTGGTGAGTACCGGTACAACCCATCGCCAGTGCTGGGTGTGATCGAGCAGGGAATAAGAACAATCCCTGAAATGGCTGCTCGCGGGTTCACTGATGAAGAGATCACCAAAGGTCAATGGAAGGGCGGTACCAAGTTTGTTGGCGCTGCTCTCGGGATTCCTGGGGTGAACCAGGCGTGGTCCACAGGCGAGCACCTTTATCAAGTGATGAAGGAAGGTGAAGACTTGGCACTCCAAAGGATGCTATACGGTCCTGAAAGATGATAAACTTGGCCCACTAATTGCAGGAAAACTGACATGACAATTAACACCATAGCCACATACGCTGGTCCATACTCTGGCAATGACATAGTCACTGCGTTTGCGTATGGGTTTAAGATCACCACCGAAAGTGAGATCAAGGTGTATGAGACCACGGCACTGGGTGTCACCAGCCTGCTGACTCTTAATGTGGACTATACGGTCACAGGGGTCGGTGAGGATGCTGGTGGCACGGTAGTCAGATCTGCTGGTGCATTGGAAACGGGGGCGAGTTGGCTGCTGAGATCGGCATACACTGCCAAGCAGTTGACCGACTTCAACTCACAGGGTGCGTTCTATCCTGACGTCCATGAAGATGCACTGGACAAGCTGACCATGTTGATGCAGCAAGTACTGGATGCTCAGACCAGAACCACCATGCTGCCTGAGACTTACACCGGCGCGGCTGACCCGGCTTTACCAGTACCGGTGGCCAATAAATACATTCGCTGGAACGCAGCAGGCACAGCTCTTGAGCTAGTGTCAGGGACAACTGTTGTAGTCACAGCAGACATTGCCTACGACAACACCGGTACCAACCTGGATGCCACCAATGTCGAGGCTGCTATCACAGAGCTGGACATGCAGATAATCCAGAATAAAGCCGCACTGACCACAGGACTTGTTGGTACTGCTGAGTTCCTGATCAATGACGACGGTGTGATCAAGCGTATGGATGCTTCAGTGCTGGCTGAGCTGCTGCTGTACCGCACAGGTAATGTAGCCAAATCAGTTACCGGGGGTCCGTACATTCCGGAGCAGACACTCACCCCAGGCGCAACGATCACCTGGACGATCAACGACAACTCGGAGGCGGTTGTTACACTCGACCAGAACTCAACTCTGGCGGTCGCGGCAGTTCCTCCTGCGGGGACGTGGGCAACGCTGCGGGTTGTTCAAAGCGGCACACACACATTGGCTTACTCGGCTGACTTCGACTTAGGTGATGCTGGAGCCCCGACTCTGAGCTCAGGCGCTGGTGCTGAGGATCTGCTATCATTCAGATCCAATGGCACAAAGCTGCAATTCGGCGGTCCAGCCACAGGGTTTTCCTAATGTTTAATCGTCACACTCTGGGCGCAGCGATTACAGACATCAACTTTGAAAGTTCGTTTGGAAGCTCTGCTGACACATCACCTTATACGTTCAGCAGCCAAGCTATAGGTGAGCCACACGGCGACCGAATGGTGGTTGTTGTAGGCGAGATGGTTTACTCCGGCGCATTTACAGCCACAAAGCCTACAGTGACTATTGGCGGGGTTGCCGCTACTGTTGTTGGGGCCGAAGCTCTTATTAGATGCTCTTTTGTCGCCTATCGTAAAGTTTCTAGTGGTACTACAGCCAACATTGTTGTGACTGACTCAACAGGAAATACACCGCAGCAGTGTTATGGGGCTGTGTACAGCTTAAAAACAAAAGAAGCAGGACGCCATGATTTAGGAACCGACATAAGTTCCGGTTTTACTGCAAAAACACCCTTCAGTGCTGCTGTTGATGTAGAGCCAAATGGCGCAGTTGTGTACGCCTTCCTCTGCCAAAATACACCATCTGCCTCTGCAACTTTTGGGGGGCCGGATAGCCCGGTAACAGATATAAACTTGGGAACAGAATCACATAAACGTGTTTTCGGGCATGTTGAAAATACAGAGACTGCAACTAGGACGCTGACCATTAGTTTGGGGTCTGCTCAACTGGGTGCGCTGACGGTGGTATCGTTCATTCCATAGGAACCTAATATGATTTTTTACGTGAAGAATAATCGAATTGTAGAGGGGCCACTGACTGTCTATCCAAAGGTCGTCACTGGACCAAAGGGAGTGCAGTACCCTCTCCGAGAGCTGGCAGCTAAGGGCTACCCTGTGGATAACCACGGGTGGGTTGAGTACACAGCACCGGTGCCGAATTACAACCCCAATACTCACAAGCTGGGTGATGCCGCCTACAGCGTGGTGGACGGTGAGGTGACCGGCGAGTATGCGGTCATTCCTCTGACAGCGGCTGAGCTGGCTGAGATCGCCAGACGGGATGCTGTTCAAACTACAAAGGGGAGTCAGGTGCTCAAGAACTTCCTTGACGCTGGGCCTGATGGCATCGAGACCTACATCACAAACAACGTGACTGACCTGGCATCAGCCAAGCAGGTTCTAACTATCCTGGGCAAGATCGTCTGGGTAATTGCAGATCGGCAGTTCGATCAATGAGCGGCGCGGCTTGTGGTCCGGAGTGGATGCCTACGCTGGTTAGACTGGCGCTGTTTGGCTGGTTCTTTGAAGCATCGTGTCTCAAGCATGACGCTGGATACCGCCAGGGTGGCTCAGAGCTCCGTCGCTGGGAGTGTGATTATAAGTTTTTCAGGGCGATGGTCAGGGATGCGACCACCCCGGTGAGCGCACTTACACCGCTGAAGCTGGGAGTTGCTGTCGGGTTTTATGCGGCGGTGGCTGTTGGTGGCTGGTCCTCATTCAACTATAAGACCAACGCATGAATCCTGACCATCTGTTGAAGTACGTCATCACCCCGGTGCTCAATCACATCGGCCTGTATTCTGAGGCTGCTGCCGAGCTGGTGTTGGGCACTGGTATTCAAGAATCCCATCTTCAATACCTGAAGCAGATCGGAGCCGGTCCTGCTGTCGGTATTTACCAGATGGAGCCCGCCACCCACAATGACATCTGGAAGAACTATCTGGCGTATAAGCCAGTCCTGATCAAATCAGTCCGGTCTCTCGAGCTTCCCCAGTTTGCGCATGGTGCTTGTG